AATATAACTACCGTCATAATTTCTTTGAGCTTGTTTAATCATACCACCATCTTTTTTCTTAACAAAAGTTTTTACGTTTGTAGGTTTGCCGCCTGGATTACCGGCTGCTCGTTTTCGTTTGACAGCAGAGGCCTTTTCGCCTTTTGTCATCCGTGTGGCTTTCGCAAGTGGAACGCACTTCGGGTATTTTCTTTTTGAACCTGTTGATGATTTTCTTCCACAAGGTTGATATTTGCCATCCTTCTTGGGAGCTCCAATGTCCACCCATTTTTGATCTACCCATTTCTTTAAATCTCCCATTAGGCAATCTTTGTTTTCTTTCTTCGGTCTGACATTACTTTGCCACAACCTCGTGCAATGAAACCACCGTTCTTTGCACTAGCTCTAACTTTGCCCTTACAAACTTTTGAAGCATACATATTAGCATAAGCTGAAGGGTATACCTTGAACTTACGTTTTGCTGCAGCTTTTCCTTTAGGACAAAGTTTAGCCATTACTTAACTTTCCCACCTTTTTTCATAAAGCCCATTTTATTTCTAACTGGTTTAGGAAGTTTTCTTAAGCCTTTAGATTTTTTACCTTTTGGTAATGGTTTTAGTTTTTTCATTATGATCTTTTCCTTAATTTATTTAAAGTCATAGCAAATCTAGCACGTTGTCCTAGTTTACCTTTTTTCTTCGCAGCGGCTTTTAATTTAGAAGCTGGAATCTTTTTGCCTTTCTTTATTCCTAAAGATTTACGCAAAGCTCCCGGCTTTTTAATAGCCTTCTGTATAAAATCTTTTGCCATAAACTACTTGTTTATTTTTCCAGATTTTTTAGCTTTAGAACCAAACTTACCGTAAGAATCATCTCTTGAAGCTTTTAATTGCTTTTTAGTTCTTTTCTTTTTGATTCTCATTGCAATAGATTCATCTTTTCTATCTTTGTAGCCCTGTTTTTTCTTTTTAACAGATCCACCTTTTTTATACATTGCTCCGCCTTTCATACCCATATCATCTGGATAATAACCTGACTTCATATCTCTTCTTCTAGTAGACATTCCGCCGCCCATTTTTTTTACTCTGCCACCTGTTTTAAGTGGTTGAGCTACTTGTGTGTTAAATCTTCTATTTGGCATTATTTTTTTCCTCCGTTCTTAAAGATTTGTGTTCCCTTTATTCCAAAAATACTTCCGACGACGAGGATCCAAAGGGTACTGAACCAAGTCGGGAGTGCCGCGAAATGTTCGAAGAAAGTTTTCACTTTATCGAGAGCGCCAGGATCCTCCGAGAAGACTCCCCACGCGAGCACAATTATTGGCGCCGACAAAATTACGAGAACGAACTCGTCCTTGTAATCATTTTGACGTGCCTCTAACAACTTGCCTTGATAAGCTTCCTCACCTCGGGCTTGTCGTTCTGCGTGCAACAGTTGAGCATCAGACATCGCGACTTTTGCCTTCTGCTTGTTAGCATAGATCTTACTACCAGCAGAGACAGCTAATTTAATTGCTGATAACCACATACTAGTACCAAGTTGCTTTTACAGGTTTTTTATCTGGTCGCATACGCTTTGTACCTCTTACATCTACTGTTTGTGATGTAAATGGATCAGTCATTTCAACTGGAATCCCACCTTGTTGCTCGCCTTTTGCGTTAGCACCAAGTTCAGGTACAACTTTTACGTTGTCTCTACCATTTTTTCTGTTTTTAACCATAGTTAACTCCTTAAGTTGTAGATTATATCTATTTTTTATTAAAATTTCTACCGAAATCGTGAATCTTGCTTTGATCAGCCATTGTTTGTTTAGCCAAAGAGACTCCTGCACGTAGTCCAGCTAATTCTTCGTTTTGTTCTAGCTTTTCATCGTGTTGTTGGTCGTTCATCATCGCTCTCATAGTGTCTAAATCCAATCTTGCTTCTCTATTCGCCGCTTGTTCTTGATCGTTTTTAGCTTTTATATCTAATTCACGTGATTTTAGTTTTAATAATGGATCACCACCTACTTCAGAACTAATTTTGTCTTCTTCTTTAGCGTAATCTACCATCATTTCAGCAATTAACTTCGCTTTTCTTGATTCAATTTGAGAAGTTATTTGTTGAATCCTTTGTTGCATTTGAATTGCTTGTGGATTTTGCATCATTTGTTGTTGCATTTGTGGATTCTGCATCATTGGTTGTAATTGTTGTTGTATCATTTGTAGTTCTTGCATTTCTTCTACAAATTCTAACTGAATTTGTTCTTGTGCCATATAAGAAATATGTTCAAGTATGTTTTTTTGTAATGCCATCATAGCTGCAGGATTATTTTGAACCATAGAGATAGACATAAAAGCTAAATGAGCATCAATGTGTGCTTTGTGGTCTTGTCCTGGAAATGCTTGAAACGGTTTTCCACTCGTTGCCATAATATTTTCTAATGCAGGGTCCATTGGTTGTGGCGGAGCAGGCGGTGGCAAGATTGCATTTACATTTTTCACACCCAGCGCATCATACATAGATCTATACGCTTGGTATAAATTATGCATACGAGGATTTGATTGCGCCAGTTGTAATTGACTTTGTGCCAGTGAGATTCTTTGCGTCTGTGAGAAGATGTTTGGATCTGCTACAGGTAATATATCTATTCTGTCATCAAAATCTTGTACTTTAATTTCACGTCTTGCACCTGGTACATCGTATGGATACACCGGTGGTAAATATGTTTTAAATACTTCTGCTAATAATTTGAATTCTTGTTTAAGACCAACGTATAGTCTTTTGTGGATTGCGGACATCACACGTGAGCCACGTTCTAATAATGCAACTGTAGTTCCAACTGCAGCTTGTTGATTCATATCTCCAACTTGCATATCAGCAATTGCTGCAAATCTTTGACCTGCATTAACTACGATTCCCATTAATTGTAAAAGAGTTTGGTCTGGTCCTTTAAAAGGTAAAGTCATAAACTGATCTTTGATGTTTCCACCAGGAGCATCTACATCTCTAAACTCACCAGGTTGTAATGGTTGTGCATCATCTCTAACTCTAATACCACGAGACTTAAATCCTGCTGGTAAGTTTGCTAAAGTTCCTGCATCAAGAAGTTGTCTTAATGCTGCTGTTGCAGTTCTAGTTAAACCACCAATCATATGAATTAAACCAAAACCATAGAAACCAGTTCCTGGTAAAAATTTAAATTGTACAAAGTAATTTACTTTTCTTTTTAATGGATCTTCTGCAGCATAGTTTCTTCTAATAGATAAAACTTTATTTCCTGCTTGAGATACAGTTATAACATAAGGAAGTTTAATTCCTGTAGGCTCACCATCTTCTCCCATATCTTCGTAGCCTTCTAAATCTAAATTAGTGTGAACTTCATACAAAGTATATTGATCTTCTTGACCATCTTTAGCAATTCCTTCAAGTTCTAATTTTTTATCTTGTAATTCATTTTCTACAACAGGGGGTGATCCTAATTCTACATCTCTATAGAATCCTGCCACTTGTTGTTTTCTTAAATCATTTTCAGAAATTTTAATTACGTGAATTACTGCCTCTGCATCTTCTAAACTGTTTGCAGAATACGGAACAATTAAATCATCCGCAGGTACAAACTTTGATACGGCTCTACCTAAAAGATCGTCATAGTAAACTTTCTTAAAAGTAGAACCGGATAGAGGGAGGTAAAAAAGCATTTGATCAAACTCTGGTTCATATTCTTTCATTTGATCCATAATCTGATAGTTCATAAAATCTTTAACACGTTTAGATTGCTCTTCTTTAGCAGTATCCACTGCTCCTAAAATTTGAGTTCTAACCGGACCATCAGCTGGTAATAATTCTTTGTAAGCTTGCGCTTGAAATTGTGTAACCGCTTCAGCAAGTACAGGGTGGTTAACACCGGATGCACCTCTGAAAGGTTCTGTTCTTCTTTCAAATTTAAATCCTAAAAGGTCTAAACCGTTTTTGTAAGTGTCTTCCCAATCACCACGTGATTCTTTGTATTCGTTATAGTGATCTACCATTTTGGCACCTAATGGTTCTAAAACGTCATCTCCTAAAAAGTCTGCTAGGTTTTCAAAATGATCTTGGCCACCTTCTTCTGTAATCGCACTAGGGTCAAATGCAATTTCTGCACCACCCTCTTCATCCATAGTAACTTCTACATTACCTTTTTGATTTTTCTTTTCAATGATCTCTTCTCTTGCCTCAACTAATTCTTCTTGCTTTGGAACTTCAACAACAGTTTCTGAAACGTTTGGAAGCGGTTTATCTATCGTGGCCATTTATTATTTTTCCTCTTTATTGAACAGGTTATATATGAATCCCTCTTCATTTTGATATTTCTTATACTGGTCATATGCAGTCATAGCTGTACTTACTGCAAGTCCCGGTAAACCTGCAAACCTGCTTATACCCCTAATTGTAGCAGGATTCAATCCTAATCTCAAGGCACTGTTTAGTTTACCAGATTCAGCTATACCTGATACTTTTGATAGTGGTTCCATTGCAGCAAGACCTATCCAGTTCATTGGATCTTGAGCAATCTCTGCTGTAGATTTTCCGTCTTTTACTTGTTGACCCACAAAGTAAGAATCAATTAAGGCAGTCGGTAAAGGAGCTCCAACTTTAGTTAAAGTCTTACCAATTGTTTTTAAAACGGTTGGGCTTGTCTTTGGTGGTTTAGTATCAATATCAACAGGTATTGGATTTTCGTCTGCATATAATTTTAAATCTTCAGTAACATTCTTAACAGCAAAATCTGGATTATTAGTTTCTACAATTGCACCTATATCATTGTTCCATTTTAAATTTGTTTCGTCAATTTTTGGACCAATAACTTCTTGAGCTGCAACTTTAACTTCTTGTAATTTTTCTGTATCTGCAGGAATTTTAGAAATTATTTGTGCTGCTTTATTAGGATCTTGTCTAATAGCTCTTGCGCAATCTCCGGGTAAACCACCATTGGATAAAAAATTACAAACTTTAATTTTATCTGGTTCAGACAGTCCTTCAGCTTTATTTACTAAACCTTCTACTGATTTTTTTAAATCATCTGAAGTAACTTCAAAATAAGGTCGTGCACCTTTTACATCTAAAAAATAACCTTTTTCATCTGCTAACTTTTGTAGGTCTAGTCCTTTAGTTTTCCATCTATCTAAATCTCCTTTAGCATAAATAGACTCAACATTAGTACCTGGTATTATTTCTGCAAATCTAACATCTTTTGCTCCTTCACCAAATTCTTTTACCAGACTATCTATTCTTTTTTTTCTTGTACCTGTATTAAACTTTTCTATTTTTTCTAAAATTTTAGCTTGATTATTTTTGTTTCTATCGATGTAAGATAAAGTTTTAGAAAGATCTCCTTGAAAACCACTTAAAGCTTTTTGATTTATGTCTGCTTGAGTAAGGTCTACAAATGCAGCGTAAGGTGCAATTTTATTATTAGCAGAAGCTTTAACACTTGTAATTTCATTTATGTTAAACTTTTCTTTAATTCCATATTCTTTTAAAAGATTTTGTAGTTTATCTCGATAAGCAACTTTAAAATTTTTAAAAGTATTTACTTTGTTTCCTAAATCTCTATCTACTTGTCTTAATCCTTCATCATATAAACCGGTAGTCCAAGGATTATCATATTGAAGTTTTGCTATATTATTAATTATAAATTTACCTTTTGTTTTATTTGGTTTTATATCTAAACCTCTAAATTTTTCTCCATTATAAGCTCTTGCTAAAACAGTAATTGCGTGAGCTGCTTCGTGAGGAGTAGAACCTTTGCCTAAAACTTTTAATGCTTTTTTTAATCCTTCATCAGTATTAAATAAACTTTTGTCTTTAGCTTCTAAAAGATTTTGAATTTCAGGGTCGGATGCTAAAAGATTTGCTCTAGCAACTGAAGTTTTATGAAGCATAGGTCGATCTGTAAAATTTTTAAATTTTTCAATTTTTTTGTTTATGTTTGTAGAGTCATAAAAAGTTCCTCTATTTTTTAATACAACTGGTTTAAACAACTCTCTAAATTTTTCTCCTATTAACTCGTGTTTACCTAGACCATAAGCTTCTATAGCAGCTTCACTAATTTTAAGTTCTTTAGCTAGTTGAGGTTTAGTAAAAAAATTTTTAGGTAGTACTTTTAAATCTTTTTTTACTTTTTCTGTAGTTCCAACAATTGTATTTTGTTGATCTTTAGTTAAGTCAAAAAAATCTTTTTTATTTAATGCTTTTAACTTTTTATTAACTTCATCTTTAAATACAGGATCATTGTTTAATGCTTGTATTAAAGGTTTATCTCTTTTAAAAATATTACCTTTTCTAATTTCATAACCATCAAACAATTCTGCATTTTGTTTTTTCAGATAACCAACTTTATTCATACCTGGTTTGTCAGAAACATCATCAGGTAAGTTAAAAAGTTTTGCTATAAATCTTCCAAACTCTGTTTGATCTATAATTTTTACACCATCATATTCTATAAAATTTTTTGAATTACGGAGATATTTTTTTATCGCTTGTTCTTGTTCTTTAGATACTGTGGCCACTATCGCCTCCTAGTGAACATCGTAGCGAGGCCGCCTCTTGCAAAATGTTGTGAGTATCCTTGAGATGTTCCTGTTCCAGCAGCTGTTGCTTGAGAAGCAGTTTGTCCTTGAGCGTTTGTAGCGGTGTTACCACCACCAACAGCGGCTTGATTGCTTTGTGCAAAATCTGAACCTCCACTATACTTACCACTATCAATTTCTTGTTGAAGAGCTGCAACTTCTGCTTGTGTTCCTGCATCAATGTATGCTTGACGTTGTCTTTCTTGTTCTGCCGCAAGTTCTGCTCGAGCTTGAGCCAATCTTGCATCTTTTCCTATTTGTGAAATTCTTGTGTTAGCTTCCATTTTATTAATGTAATCTCTTAACATATCTCCATAATCATTTGTTCCAAAACCTGATACAACATTCTTACCTGATAACACTGAACCAGGTCCATAC